AGAAATGGAATGCTCAGTATATGCAGAACCCAACATCAGAAGAAGGAGCTATTATTAAACGAGAGTGGTGGGTGCCTTGGGAAGAGGAATGGATACCTGCTTTAAAGCATGTCATACAATCTTACGATACAGCGTTTGGCAAGAAACAAACCTCAGATTATTCTGCAATTACAACGTGGGGTGTGTTTTATTTAAATGATGATAGCCCTGCTAGTTTAATATTGTTAGATGCTAAGAAAGGCAGATATGATTTTCCAGAGCTAAAACAGGTGGCTTACGAGCAGTGGAAATATTGGGATCCTGATACAGTCATTGTTGAAGCTAAAGCTTCAGGTCAGCCACTTACAGATGAATTAAGGAAAATGGGTATACCTGTTGTAAATTATGTACCAAGCAAAGGAAACGATAAGCATACTAGAGTTAATTCTGTTGCACCTTTATTTGAATCTGGTATGATATACGCTCCGAACCAGGAATTTGCTGAAGAAGTAATCGAGGAGTGTGCGGCTTTTCCATTTGGTGACCATGATGACTTAGTTGACTCGACAACCCAAGCTATCATGAGATTCAGGCAAGGTGGTTTTGTTTTACACCCTGATGATGAAAAAGAGGAAAAGATTACTAAAACGAAAAGGAATTATTATTAATGGCACAAAACCCTTTTAGATTATTAGAATTACTGCAACAGGCTTTTGGAAAAAGCTTTGTCAATAAAACCATAGGCACAGGAACGAACGTAGTTAAGCCTACTAAGTTTGATATAAACGCTCCCACTAAAGGAGCTTTCTCTGAGGATTCTTTTAGAGACGGAAATAAATTATTACTTATAGAAGATAAACTAGTAGAGTACGCCCCATCTGTTATTGCAAATCCAAACTCTGCTGAAACTGCAAATTATATTTTTAATCTAGAGAGATATATTAATGCTAAAAAAATTCAGGGTGGAGTAACTGAACAAGCAAAATCAATAAAGAAACCTAAAACAGAAGGTGAAGTTATAAGTATTAAGACGGGCAAAAAAGTTGATGACGAAGGCATCATGAAATTAAAACAAAAAGCAGGTATACCAGAAGGTATTGATCCAAATAGTCCACAAGGCAAACTTATACAAAGATTAAATAAATTAGATGAAGGTAGCGAAGAGGCAGAAAGTTTAGCCTCTCAAGTTATGGAAAATATGTTTGGCTTTAAGGCAAAAGACACAATGCGAGAGGGTCAACGTAGAGCTGTTGTTAGACAGATTATGTTAAAAGATAAAAGAATTAGTTTACCAGATAAAGAGTTTGATGATTTATTATATTCTAGAGATTTACAACCAGGCACAGACGCTCAAGATCCGCTAATACTTTTTGACAAATACTATGACAGAAATGATAGTAAATTTAATGCACTTGATGGTATTATAGATGGGTCAAGATCTACTGACGAGGCTGCAGATGAATTTTTAAAAGAGTTTGATGGTTTTGATCTTAAGGAGAAAAAACCTATCGTTAGACAAAGCTTGGACGATGAAGCGACAGAGATAGCTGAAAGAGAAGCTTTTGAAGATACACCTGTTACCAGTGAAGACCCATCTGTTACTAGACAAAGCTTGGATGATGAAGCGGTAGAGATAGCCGAGAAAGAAGCTTTTGATGATCCAGAGGATTTAGCTGAAGGCGGTAGACCTGGTAAGGGCTTAGACTACTTAATGGGAGTATAACATGACTGCTCAATTTATTAAGAATAGAGCTCTCATGGAAAAACTCAAAGAAGGAGATAT